TCCGTGGACCCGACGGCTCGGGCGCGAACAGTGCGAGCTGCGCGCTCATGCCGCCAGTCCCATCTCGCGCTCGTGCGCGAAATTGGCCTCTACCAAAGCGCGCGCCAGCGGTGGGCAGACCGAGTTACCGATCATCCTGACCTGTGCGGTCTTGGTCAGACGCTTGCCGTTATAGACTGGGTCGAGGATGTACGAATCAGGGAAGCCCTGCGCCCGCGCCAGCTCGCGCGGCGTGAGCATGCGCATACCGATATCGACGATGGCATAGTCCTGACCGCGAATGGTCACCAGGCCGATCCGGTCCTTGGTGGGGATCGTATGCATGGGATCCGTCAGCGACTGGTCCTGGCCGCCCTCGCTGTAGTACTTGATCAGGAATGCGCGCACTTCCGCGTGGTGCGTGCCGCCGGCGCTTATCGTGTGCACCGGCTCGCGAATATCGGCCGTGCTGCTGGTGCCCCGCAGCTTCACTAGCGAACTGGCGACCACAGAGTGATGGTCGGTTGTGGTGACGGTGCCGAATGGGACGGTTACTGCGGTACCGGTGACGCCGCCGTAGTGTTTCGCCAACATTGCGGATACCAAGGCGAAGTGACCGCCCTTCACCTCGGCGCACTGTGTGCGCAGCGACTCGTCGGCGCCGAAATTGCGCTGCGTTGAACCGTTCGCGTGCTCGGTGATAAACGGCGCCAGGGTGGGCGTGACCAGACCGAAGCGCGGCGCGCCGGCCATGACGGTATGCAGCGACTCGTCGAGGCGCTGGCCGACACTGTTTTCGCTGAACTTAACGATGAACGGATCAGCGGAGTCAATGATGAACTTCTTCACACCCTTGGCGATGCGTGCAAGAGTCTTGTCTGCCAGTGGCTTGTCGCGCTCGAAGATACTCGGGCATGGTATCGACCAGTCGATGCATTCGGCAGCCGTGCGCCAAGGCAGCAAGCCGGAAACGGCAAAGCCTTTCAGCTTCGGGTTGCCGTGGGTCGGCTGCGGCCATACGATCGGGCGGCCATCGCGGCGGGCGAACACGAACAGGCGCTTGCGAATCGTCGGGGTGCCGAAGTCGCATGCGCGCAGGATGCGCCACTCGACCTTGTAGCCCAGGCCGGCGTGCAGTCGCGCCATCGGGAAATCAGCGCCAAGCGCCTCGTAAATCTCCTGAGTGTCCGGGTGCCCCACGGCCAGGCCAGTGGTCAGGGCGTCAACGAAGGCTCGGAAGGTGCGCCCCTTCTCGGCTTTGATCGGCTTGCCCGCATCGTCGAGCGGCCCCCAGTCGAGAAATTCCTCGACGTTCTCCAGCCCGATGCTGCGCGGCATTTGGAACGCCGCCCATTTGAGCGTCACCCACGCCAGTCCGCGGATCTTCTTCTCGCGCGGTTTGCCGCCCTTGGCCTTGCTGTGATGCTTGCAGTCCGGACTGAACCAGGCGAGGCCGATTGGCCTGTTGCGCGTGACGAAGCCGGGGTGGATGTCGAACACGTCCTCGGTGAGGTGTTCGGTGTTGGGATGGTTCGCCGCGTGCATTGCAAGGGCTTCGCCGTTGTGGTTGATCGCTACGTCGACGGATCGGCCTATGGCTTGCTCGATGCCCTCAGATGCGCCACCGCCTCCGGCGAAGTTATCTATGATCAGTTCAGCGCCCAGGTCGAGGGGCAGTGTCATACGGTCGCGCTTCATGCGTGGGGGCCTTTGCGATATGTTTTGGTGAAGGTGCTGTTGACCGCGTGGCCGCGAGCGAGCGCCGCATGCGCGATCGCCACCCGGTCGATATGGCTGCTCGATGACTGGCGCAGCAGCCCGAAGTAGCTATTCGCCGAGGCGTAGACGTCGGCGGCCGGAATGGTGCGTAGCCGGCTGACCGCCTGGCTGACGGTGCGCCGGCGTGCGCGCGTGCGCCACGGCTTGATGACGTGACCGACGAAGTCCACGCCGCGGTCGACCGGCTGCAGGATGGTCTTGGTGGGGTTCAGGCGCGCGCCGAGCACGGCCGGCAGGAACGCGTCGATGTTGGCCAGCGCACCATTTAGCCACTGCGGCGACTCGTGCAGCAGTATGAAATCGTCAACGTAGCGAATGTAATGCCGGGCGCGCACCCGGTGCTTCGCGTGCTGGTCCAGCGCATTCAGGTAGATATTCGCGAAAAACTGCGAAGACAGATTCCCGATCGGCAGGCCGAGGTGATCGGGCTGAGTGGCCAGGCGCTTGTGTGGCGGCACGAGGTCGATCAGCGCTGGCTCGCCACGCAGCTCGAAGTTCAGACGCGGATCGTGGAACAGGATCGTCTCGGCCAGCGCAAGCCACCACGGCTCGGTGACGCGCGCGGCGATCTGGCGCCACAGCACCTGCTTGTCTATCGCGACGAAGAAATTGGCGAGGTCGCATTTCAGGTACCAGAGCGGCTTGCTCCAGTTTTCCGACGCGCTGCGGATCTTGGCCTCGAGGCGCTGCGCGGCGTACAGCGTTCCGCGACCCGGGATACAGGCGCAGGTATCGCTGATGAATGAGCGGTAGAAGCGCGGCGAAATTCGGTTGTATAGCAGATGGTGCACGATCCGGTCACGGAAGTCGGCCGCCCATACCTCGCGCGGCCGTGGCCGGGTGACGATGAAGCAGATCGACCGGCCGGGCCGGTAGCTACCGTCGACCAGCTCGTCGCGCAGGCGCGCCAGGTTGCGCTCCTGATTTTGTTCGAACGCGGCGGCGCTGGCGGAACTGCGCTTTGTCTTGCGGCAGTCGAGGTAGGCCTGTACAAGCTCCTCGAAAGAAAAGTCAGCATGGTGGCGCACGGATTGATCTGCGGAACGCGCGAGCGCGGAGGCTGGCCGACTTGTTGTTGTTGTTCTGGTTGCCGTTGTTGAAGTTCTGATACCAGGCATAGTCGGCGTTAGCAGCGTGCTGCGGGTGTTCGTACTATCTACATCGCCCTGTCGAAGGTCGAAACCGATCAACGGGGAAACTGCGCCAGACGCGGCCCGAACGGAGCCGGCGGTATCTGGAATGCGCATAGCGGTGGCCTCGTGAGCCAGCGGCACGACCAGATTAAAAGTTCGCACAGTCATGGGGGCCTTGACCATCATGAAGCGGGCGACATTGCGGAGCGGCGCCACCCACCCGCCTGCTTGCCGACACTGGTGGTCAGCTCGATTGCCTTCGAATACTGCTTGGTCGAGATCAGCTTCTTGTCGCGCGAAAGGCGCAACAGCAGCTCGCTCACCTGCAGGCGCTCGATGAGCGTATCCAGGTGCGGCGCCTTCTCCCTCGCCACATTCGCGCGGAAGATCAGCGTCACGATCTCGACGCATTCATCACGCAGCTTGCCGCCGATCGATGCCTTGAAGTCGCGGGGCATGTTCTTGGCAAGGTCGGTGATGGCGTCAAGCAGGTCGTAGGCGACCCGATAAATCGGCAGGTTGGTGTGGAGTGCCATGCTGAGAAAAATAGTTAAATTACGAAATAATTAATCTGCGGAACGCGCGAGCGCGGAGGCTGGCCGACTTGGTGCTGCTGACCTGGCAGCCGCCGTAGAAGTACTGACACCAGGCATAGTCGGCGCCAGCAGCGTGCTGCGTCGACGACCAGTACGCTGTGTCATCAAAGGCTTCGGCGCCGCCCGCCACGAAACCTGCTGCGGCGGTCTGCGCTGGCAGTTCCCTGGTGTACGGGTACGTCGGGCCGATTGCCGATGCATTCAGTCCAGAGCGGCCATACAAGCTGTTGGCCTCGGTGGTCGGCTTGAGGTAGCGATAGGCGATCTCAAGCTCGTCCTGGCTTGGCAGGTACCAGTCTTCGCAACCGCCGATGCACAAGCCGCGCGCCCACTGCGCCAGTTCGCTGCCGCTGGCGGCCATCGCGATCGTGTTGGCCAAGCCGTCGCAGTAGCTGTCGGCGCCGGAAACGCGCGCTTCCGAATCGAGCCAGGCGCCTTCGCGCTCGCCATCAACCTTCGGCGCCACAATCAGCGCGTACATCACACCGGCGACTAGCATGTGGCCGGCGAAAAAGCCGCCGGCGCATGGCGTGCCGGGAACGGTTGGAATATCTACTCTGGCATTCATGTTTTTCCTTGTTATGGTTAAAAGTCACGCGCCGACGGTGGCGCAAAACACTGCTACTTCTGCGACTGCTTTCTCGAATCGGTTCACCGGGATCAGCGGCAGCCGGTCGTCGATGCTCGCGATCGCCAGGCGCAGCCATTCGGCCTCGAGTTCGCTGACGCCGATCTTCTGCACACGCTCGTAGCGGTCACATATATCGGTCATCGTGTCAGTGGCTAGGTCGATCGCTTCGCCAGCCATGCCGGCGTTGCACAGGGCGGCGAACATCTTCGACAGCTGGTTGAATGCATCTACGGATGGGCTGGCGATCAGGGTCTCGCCGGTCATGCGCAGCTCCAGCGCGAGCCGACGATGGGTCTCGGCGACCATCGGGACATTTGCTCCTGACTGGAATTTGCGGCGCATGGCGGGTACTTACGCCTTCCCGAGCAGGACCGTGTAGCCGCTTTCGCGCGCCTGCTTGATGTAGGACTCGAACGCGTCCTCGATCACGTTCTCGGGCCGGTCCAGCTCATACCAGAACTTGACCTTGCCGGCCGTGAGCCGGTACTTCAGGCGCGCACGCACCTTG